TAACAACTCGGCAACTGTTACCTAACAGTTGCGCGGTTGTTACCTAATGACGGAATCTTAACAAATAGTGTTTAATCAATAAAATTTCATGCAATGGCACTGAAACTCAAAATTAAAAAGACCCTCCTGAAGCGCAAGGTGGAGGGAGTGACCAAGGAAGGCTACTACGGCCGAGTAATCACCAACGGCACCAAGTCGTTTGAGGACATCGTGAAGGCTTCGACCCACGGCTCTACGCTCGACTACCGCGAGGCTGAGCTGGCTTGCAAGATGATGATCGACGGCATCGCCGACAGCATCAAGCAGGGTTACATCGTTGACCTCGGCGTGCTGGGCAAGCTCTACCCCGCCGTCAATGGCAAGTGGGACGAGAATGCCGACAACCTCCAGCTGGCAGACATGAAGCCCAAGGTGAACTACAAGGCGGGCGAGGAAATCGCAGCAGCCGTGAAGGGTGCTCAGCTCTCATGGACTACCGAGGCAGAGACCGACGAGAACACCGTGACCGACGACGACAACACCCAGACGGGCGGCGGCGGCAATACGCAGGGCGGGGAGTTGGAGGGATGACCTGCGGGATGTATGATGTAAGATGTAAGAGGGCTGATGTGAGGGTCGGCTCTCTTTTATTTTGAACACGAATTATCACGAATTATTCACTAATTATAAACAAAAGGAACTATGAGCAAAAAGAAGAGAAATTCAGTATCTCGCAATGAGTCGAGACAGAACTTTTACGAAGGTATCAAGAGACTTCGTGCCGACATCAAGGCAGGCAGGACAACAGCAGACACCTTCAAAGTGGAGAACTATTTCAACAGCAACTATGGCCGTCAAGACCTCATGCTGTTGCTCGAAACGGACTACGAACCAGACTACAAGCTGTGTGCGCTCTACATGACCATTATGAATCGTATGCGCAACATCAACCGTCGCCGTCGTACTCCTAAGTGTGAAACCATCATCCAGGGTACAATGTTACACTTTGCTCCTGATGAGCAGACATGTATCGAATACCTCAAGTCACTCGGTTATAAGATTCTGAAACCTAAGACTGAGTACGAAGAGATTTAGCCCCCTGCATTATAGCCGTCCCCCGATTGGCGGGGGACTCTAAACTTGCAAGGCTTTGTCCCTTGCCTGCTGGCGCATCACTGGAGAGGCATCATCTATCGGGGTGCCCCTCCGCTTTTTATCAACGAAGAAAATATAAGGAACTATGAGCTTAGATCTATACATCAGAAGCCATCACCCCGTGAAGCATCGGGGTACTGGCGTATTCATCCGTGACAACGGACAAACGAGAGAACTGAAGACAGTTGCGGAAGTGAAGGCTCACTTCCCCGATGCCGACACAAGCGACATTGACATCCGCGAGTGGGAGGACGACGAACTCTTCCACTGCAACATGACGCACAACCTCACGGAGATGGCAAGCCATGTGCCGATTGAGGGAACGGACGGAGTGGTTACATTGCCACGCGACTATGAGCGCGACAAGCCCGACTTCAAGCCCGAACCGCTATCGGCATACAATCTGCTGTGGCACCCAGAGACGAACCCATTGCTAAAGCACGTACACCTGAAAGGCAAGAACTCTGACGGAGAGGACTACGAGGAAGACGTGACCGCCATCGACGCAGAACTGATTCGCCAAGTCTGTGCCGTTCACCTCTACATCAAGTCGCATCGTGAGGAATTGTCGAAATACAACCCGTCAAACGGCTGGGGCAGTTATGACAATCTGCTGAAATGCAGCGGAGACTTCCTGCTGGCTCTGTTGGATATTCCAGCAGAGGAATACGACAACTATTTCCTCTATTGTTGGACGTAACATCTTCCCTCTTCCCTCTAACATCTTACATCATTATGACCGACTTCGACGAACTTAAACAGATCAAGGTGCAGTGCCTACGGGACATCACCGAGGCACTGCCCGATTACGTGAACCGACTGAACAGCATCGACACGCGACTGCTGCCGTATGTGGAGGACGCTATCTCGAACAATGCGAGTCATGCCAACCTCTACGAGCTGCTGGGCATCCGCAAGGAAATGCGACTGATGGACTCCTACGACCTCGACCCCGAGCGCGTGAAGCGGTCGCTGCGGGCCATCGAGGGACAGTGGGCGAACGGGCGGCACGTGAAGGGCGGGCTGAAGTTCTCCACCCCTCGCGGCTCGCAGCACGTGCGGCTGATGCCCTTCCAGGCGTGGCTCATCTTCGAGATATATGCCTTCAAGGTGGACGTCAGCATGGAGCGCGAATACCACGAGGGCGACATGCTGCTGCCTACGGAATGGGTGCGGGACGGCATGGTGTGGGACACCCGTCGGCTGACGCAGGAGGCGCACTGGTTCCTGACCCGAAAGAGCGGCAAGACGGAGCTGGGCGGCGCGGTGGACTTCACCGAGGTGGGATTCCTGGGCGACGTGAACGGGCAGGCACTCATCTGTACCAACTCGAGCGAACAGAGCCAAATCGCCTACAAAGCCATCCGCGAGTTTGCCATGCAAGTCGATCCGACGTGCTCGAACCGCATGGGCGGCAAATATTTCCGTATGACCCGCAACGGACTGAACTGGCAACCCGGTCACCCGATGAAGGGCGAAATCAAGTGCATGGCAGCCGGCAAGACCTCGAAGGACGGACTCTACGCCTCGGTGGTTCATGCCGACGAGCACGGTCAGGCGAGTTACGTCAATGCCCACTCCGACATGCAGGCGGCAGTTGACACGTGTTGGGGCTCAACTGGTCCCCGTCGTGAAAAGCTGCTGCTCCACACCACCACGGCCGGACGTATCAAGGAAGGCCCGTACAAGACGAAGATTGAGCAGGTGGAGGCATCGCTGATGAGCGAGATGCAGTACCCCCTCGGACAGCCCCACCGCACGCCCGACGACTACTGGTGTGCCTTTCTGCTCCAACTCGACAAGTGGGAGCTGACCGACGACCTGACGAAGCTCGACAACCCTGAACTCTTCAAGAAGGTGAACCGCTCCATCGGCACCACCGTACAGCCCACCTACTACCGCGAACGACTGCACGAAGCCGCCACCGGCACCGAGGACACCAAGCAGGAGGTGCTGACGAAGGACTTTAATATGTGGCAGAGCGACCGCTTTATTAAGTGGCTATCGGGCGACCAGATACGGCCACGACAGACGGAGCGACGCATCGCTGACTGCTGGGCCACGCAGGGCTGGCGCGTGTTCGTAGGACTCGACTTCGGTGGCACCGACGACCTTTGGGCCGCCTGCTATCTGGCCATAAACTATCAGCAGCAGCAGCCCGAGGGCCGATTCTTTGCCGACCTCGACCTATGGATTACCGAGAAGGCGCTGACCGACAGCCCCAACCGACCGCTCTACGAGCAATGGGTGCGCGACGGTTGGCTGCACGTCTGCCCCGGCGAGGTGTTCAGCCACGAGATGGCCGTGAACAAGATAATGGAGCGTGCCGGCTACGACGATCATGGCAACCTGACCGCCACACCCGACAGTCAGATAGACATGCGCATGTTCGGCTACGACCCCGCGCAGAGCACCGCCCCGATCAACCAGCTGAAGGCGTGGCTGCAATCGCTATTTCAGCAGCGCGGACTATCGAACGCCGACATCGCCCAGATGCTGAAGCAGATGGTGATGCCCGTGCCGCAGACCTTTGTGGCGCAGAACGGACTGGTGCAAGAGATAGAGTACGCCCTGCTGACCGACCACCCCTGGCTGCAACTATCAGCTAATCCCGCGTGGCCGTGGATGTTCCAGAACGTGAAGCTGGAGGTTTCGCCTAATGAGCTGAAAAAGCCGCTAAAGAGCGGCCAGCACAACAAGATAGACGGCGTGCACGCCCTATTAGATGCCCTGTGGCTGTTCGACCTGAGCGAAGGCCTGGTGCAAGTGTAAAACATAAATAAAAAACTATGAATCCAGAGAAATCATACAAGGGGTGCGGGGTGGTGATCCTCGCACTCTTTATTTTGAGCGTGGCCACCAACGTGTGGCTGCTGAAACGCGGGCAGGTAGAGGCTGAGCCGCAAGTGATAGTGGAGCACGACACGCTGTGGCGGGACACTACCATCACCCACCCCACCCCGGCAGCATCCACCCAGACGGGCGAGGTGGTGTATATTAAAGTGCCCTACCCCGGCTGCCAGGGGACAGGTACATGGCAGGACTCTGCCACGTTCCAGTCCCCAGGCATCCACCAGACCCCAGGCATCCCCAGCCATCCTGATTCAATCGAGATACCGATACCTATCGAGCAGAAGCGATACGACGACTCGCTCTACACGGCGTGGGTGTCGGGATTTAGACCGGCACTCGACAGCATCCGGCTGCATCAGCCCGAGATAGTGACAACCATCACCGAGACCATCGTGAAAAAAGCACCCCGACTGAGCGTCGGACTATCAGTTGGCCCAGGTGTATCAATCGACAAGGATCACCACATGGGGATTTATGTAGGCTTTACCGCCAACTATCGCCTGTGGCCGAAGTAAACCCGAAACGCGAAAATCCGAGAAAAGTAAACGTTAAACCCAATAAAAACGATAAAAAATGAAGAAATTTATCAATTTTGCAGTCTGCTGCCTGTGGGTTCTCGGAACCATCGGCGGTATCGGCTATGCACTCTACGAAGGCGCATACCCCATCGCAGCCGGCGTCGCTGCACTCAGCATCATGTCATTTCCCACAGTCAAGAAACACTTTAATGAGCTGACAGAGTAAGATGGAGTGGCTGAGTTTAGATAGCATCGTGACCATTCTCGGTATCTTGTTCGGCGGAGGTTCGGGCGCGTTCTTCACCTGGAGATGGATGAAGAAAAAAGCCAAGGCCGAAGCCGAAAGCGCCGAGGTGGACATGGCACAGAAAGTACAGGACACATATCAGCAGATGCTGAAGGACAAAGACGAAGAGGTGCAAGACAAAAACCGCATCATCAACGAACTGCGAGAAGACCGCGACCACTTCAGGCAAGACCGCAACGACCTGCGCGAGCGACTGGAGAAAACCGAGGAAACCGTACGCGAACTACAGCGGCTTGTGGCTCGCAACGGCCGTCAGCTGGAGGCAATGCGCCCTTTTATGTGTTACGACCTAAAGTGCAAAAAGCGCGTCCGCGTTCAGCCCTCGGAGTGCGAGGAAACTAAGAAACAAGAAATTGAACCAAACAACGAATTATGAAATCATCGCAACGATTAATAGACTATTTGAAAAAAGCCGAGGGCTACAGCGGCGTCGCCTACCGATGCCCAGCCGGAGTGCTAACCATCGGCTACGGCCACACCGCCGGCGTGAAAGAAGGCGACAAGATCTCACCATACCAGGCTGAGCAGTTCCTGAAGGAAGACCTCGTGAAGTTTGAGGAAATAGCAGCCAAGACCAAACATATAGGCGGCTCGCAGGGCAAGTTCGACGCCATCGTGGATTTTATCTACAACTGCGGCGAGGCCAACTGGAACTCGAGCACGCTGAAGAAATACATCGAGTGCGGCAAGGCCACATGGGAAATCCAGGAGCAGTTTCTGCGCTGGGTTAATGCCGGCGGCAGGAAGATTGGCGGACTCGTGAGCCGTCGCATCTGGGAGGCCGCACGGTTTGCAGAGTGATAGAACGTTAGTAGTAATATTTATAGTTTTAGGTTAATAGTAGTAGTAATTTAGGTTTTTAGTAATTAAGGTTATTTTCGGGGAGCCAGCGGGCTCCCCTTTTTTTTTGGTAAACCTTAAACCCGAAATCGGCCGATAAGAAAAAACATAATGGTATATGGAATACTTGACCCTTGAATACATCAAGCAACACTCGCGCATTGATTTCGACTGCGAGGACGACCTGCTGGAGCTTTATGGCAGCAGCGCCGAAGAAACTATGGCCCAGGTGCTGAACCGAGGCAAGAACGCCACGGAGATGGTGGCAAGTCTGACCGAGGACTACGGCAAGGTGCCCGAC